AGGAAAGCTATCAAGGTAAAGACCGAAAAGCAGAAAGTCGGTGAAGGTAAGATTGTAGAGGAACATATCGAGTATGTTGATGAAGAAGTCTACATTCCTCCGCAGGTAATAGCACAGATATTCTGGCTGAAAAACCGGAGACCGGACAAATGGAAAGAGAAACAGGTCGTTGAAGCTGATACAACCGCTCTTGAAAAACTTGACGCTATTCTTGCACAGAATATCAGGAACGCAGAAAAGCAGGATGATTTGGAATATTTGAGGGAAGAGGATGTCTTCACAGAACCAGAATAAATCCGGTGTCAATAAATGCACAATAAGTTGCTACCTCAACGGCAGGCACAAAGACAGTACGGGAAGGAGGTGGTGCTATGGGGCTTAGATTTTCCAACAAGCAGAATGAGTACATAAGATGTGCTGATAAGCGTTGGAATTTCAAAGTCGGTTAGGTGCAGTCCGTTCGGGCAAATCCTATGTAGATGTAGCACACATCATTCCTCAACGGTTGAGGGCTGTGAAGAATGAAAAGGGTATAAACCTTATTCTCGGTGTATCAAAGTCAACCATTGAAAGAAACGTGCTCCAACCCATGAGGGAGATATATACCGATGCGGTTGTAGGCAATATAAACAGTGGTAATGTCGCTATGGTCTGCGGAGTGCCGTGTTATTGTCTTGGTGCTGAAAAGGTATCACAGGTAGCAAAGATTCAGGGTTCATCCGTCAAGTATTGCTATGGTGATGAGACGGCAAAATGGAATCAAGATGTGTTTTACATGTTGCAGTCACGTCTCGATAAAAGCTATTCAAAGTTTGACGGTGCTTGCAACCCAGAATATCCCGGTCATTGGTTAAAGAAATTTCTCGACCGAGAGGATGTTGATAAATACATACAGGAATATACCATTTTTGATAATCCCTTTATAGACAAGGATGTTATCAGAAACCTATGCCGTGAATATTACGACAGATACATTAAGGGATTGTGGGCACTGGCAGAAGGTCTGATATATCCGTTCTACGAAAAGACCATACAAGCACAACCAGATTACCACGCAGAGGACTATTGTCTGTCTATCGACTACGGAACAATGAATGCGTTTGCCGCTCTTCTATGGGGTAAATATGGGAACACTTGGTATTGCGTTGATGAATACTATTATTCCGGACGTGAGGAAATCGCAGGAACAAAAACAGATGCACAGTATGTCTCAGACATGCTGGACTTTGTAAAACCGTTTATGCAATATGTCAGACCGGAAACATCTGTATTTGCTTCTGGCAGTGTTACAACGATTGAAACAATAGTAGACCCGTCTGCCGCATCATTTATAGCCGCATTAAGGGAAAAGGATATTTTCATGGTACGTCCTGCATACAACAGCGTACTTGATGGTATCAGGAATACGGCAAGGGCAATGCAAGCAGGAAGAATAAAAATATCACCTAAATGCAAATCGCTTATTGGTGAATTACAGGGTTATGTATGGCAAGACAGGACAGACATAGATGCACCTGTAAAGATAAATGACCATGCCTGTGACAGCCTCAGGTACTTTGTGGAAACCAAACATATTGCACCGGATGATGTGTTAATTACATCACCATTGTTGTGAGGAAAAACCATTGTTTACATATCAGGATTTTTTAAATGTACCGGAAAACGAGAAGATGAACTTTGTCCGCTCTATCATCAGCGCACACGAATCATCACCGGAATACCGCTTTGCGAAAACAGCCGAAGCATATTACCGGCGCAGAAATGAAACGATCATGAATTTCCAGAAACTTCTGTATACCGTTACCGGCAAGAAGATTCCGGATAACTACTCTACGAACTACAAGCTGCGGTCTAACTGGTTCAACTACTTTACAGCACAGTTGAATCAATACCTGCTCTCAAACGGTATCACCTGGAAGGAAGACACCACAAAAGACAATCTTGGCGACAAGTTTGATCTACAGGTGAAAAAGCTGTCACGGTATGCACTTGTCCACGGTGCAGCTTTCGGATTCTGGAATCTTGACCACCTTGAGCCGTACAGCTTCCTTGAGTTTGCTCCATTGTATGACGAGGAAAACGGCGCACTCATGGCCGGTGTCCGGTTCTGGAGGCTTGATGCTTCTAAACCGTTGAGGGCAACACTGTTTGAGCCTGACGGTTATACAGAGTATGAGTGGAACACCAACACAGACGGCAGAGAAGCCGGTACAGTGAAAGAAGAAAAGCGTGCTTATATCCAGATTGCAGTCACAACAGAAGCGGAAGGAACGATTCTCTATGATGGGCGCAATTATCCTACTTTCCCTATCATTCCGCTTTACGGTATCGAGAAGCAGTCAGAGTTGGAAGGCAGGCAAGAACTGATTGACTGCTATGATCTGATTGAATCCGGCTTTGCAAATACGGTTGAAGAAGCCAGTTATATCTATTGGGCTATCTCCAATGCGGAAGGTATGCATGAGATGGACCTTGCAAAGTTCGTTGAACGAGTAAAGACCCTTCATACAGCCTTCACAGGTGGCGGAAACGGTGCACACGCAGAACCCCGAAGCCTTGAAGCACCGTATTCATCCCGAACGGCCCTGCTCAATGAGTTGAGGGAAGCGCTCTTCTATTCGTTCAAGGCGTTTGATGCAAAACAGATTCAGTCCTCCGGAGCGGTCATTGCACAGATTGATGCAGCATATGAATCACTTGATCAGAAAGCCAGTGACTATGAGGATAATGTCTTTGAGTTCCTTGACGGCATTATGGCTGTCACCGGCATTGAAGACACGCCGACATTAACCAGGTCGAAGATCAGCAACACCGGCGAACAGATACAGAATGTCCTACAGGCTGCCGACCATTTCACGGATGAATATGTCACAAAGAAACTCCTTACCCTTCTCGGTGACGGTGATCTGGCAGATGACATTATCAAACAGATGAAGGATGAAGAGGGTGAACGTCTCCGGCAGGCAGAAGAAGAACAGGTAGAAGAGCAACCCGAAGAAGAACAGCCAATCAAAGAACAGCCCGAAGAAGAGGAAGAAAAGGTAAATGAGTGATTATGCGCATGACGAAACAGACCGCATTATAGAGAAGATTGAGAAGCGGCTGAAAAGAGAATATGCGCAGGCACAAAAGGAAATCGGTGAAAAACTTGACGATTATTTCAGGCGCTTTGAGATAAAAGACAAAAAGTGGCAGGAATGGGTTAAAACCGGCAAGAAGACAAAAGAACAATACAAGAGGTGGCGCACCGGTCAGATGATCATGGGCGCAAGGTGGAAGGAATTAAGGCGTAATATAGCCGAAGACCTGACACACACCAACGAGATAGCGGCCAGTATTGTTAACGGTCACAAGCCGGAAGTATACGCACTCAATCATAACTATGCCACCTATGAGATAGAAGCCGGTTGCAGGCTTGATACTTCTTATACTCTCTATGACCGGCAGTCAGTTGAGCGGATGTTCCGCACTAATCCCAGAATGTTACCGCCTCCTGGTGTCAAGAAAATGCGAGAACTGTACACAATCAAGCATAGCAAGGATGTTCTGTGGAATCAGAAACAGCTTCAATCCGTAGCTATGCAGGCAATGTTGCAAGGTGAGAGCATTTCGAAGGTGGCCACAAGGCTGTCAAAAGAAATGGGAGAGCGGAACAGAAAAGCCGCTATCCGCAACGCCCGAACACTTATGACCGGTGCAGAGAACGCAGGCCGGATTGACGCTTATTCAAGAGCGCAGAAAATGGGTATCAGGTTAAAGCAACAATGGGTTGCCACTCTTGACATGAGAACCCGATATGAACACAGGGAACTTGACGGACAAAGGGTAGAACTCGGCAAGCCGTTCAAAGTCCCTTCATCCGGTGAAGAGATCATGTTCCCTGGAGACCCTACGGCAGCCGGACACCTTGTTTATAACTGCTTTGTTGGGAAAACGACATTCGGTACAAACTGCGGTGTTGTACGAAGCTATAAGCATCTATACATTGGCATGGTTGTCAAAGTTAAAACTGCCAGTGGAGTGAATTTCACCTGTACGCCGAATCACCCAATATTGACACCTAACGGGTGGATTAGTGCGGCACTCCTTAATAAGGGAGATAACTTGCTCGTAACAAGCATCGGGAACGGAAGTGCATTTATTGGGGAGCGCAACATAAATCATGTTCATTCCACCATGAAGGCATTCCACGATTCTTTTAAGCGTTTTGGGTTTGTGAGTAGGAATACCGCCCTGAGTGTCAATTTCCACGGCGACATTCCCACATCCGATGTCGAGATTGTATGCAAGGAAGGGGAATTGGGGGTCAACTTGGATACCCGCATTGCGAATAGCATCAATAAACCCTTGCTCAAAAACCCCGACACGCTTGGTTCTGGAAAGGGTCATTTTATGT